ATGATTTCGATAAGTTTCTGAGATTTATTAATGCATCTAATTGAGAAATATCCTCAGGTGTTATTTGTTTAAACCATGTATACCCTGGATATTCATATAATGGTTCAGGAATACTAATTTCATAAATTATATTTATTAGTCTTTCGTATTTTTTTTGATTATATAATTCCTTTATTTCATTCCATTTCATATCATCTATTTTATTTATTAATCCAAAATCAATCAATAAACACTTTCCGGGTTTTCCTTCAAAATAACCTTCATATGTTGGATTTATCATTAAATTTTCAGAATGAAAGTCACAATGTACTATTTGTTGTTCTATTGCTAATGTAATTAATTCATATCTACCAAAATTTTGATACGACCTGTAGTTAGGGTCGTTATTGAAGGTTTTAAGGGTTCTAAAATCGTCTGCTATTTCCATTGCTATAATTCCTAACGAATCATATTTATTTTGCGTTAATCCATCAATTAATTGTTGTAATATTGGTTTATTATTACCTCCGAATAGTTCATCAATAACATCGTCATCGTCGTCCTCATCATCACTTAAGTCATCGGTTGTATTTATTGTTTTCTCAAGTAATAAATTTAAACATTCTTTGTTGTCAAACATATAATCGGTAGGTGAACCATCACTTATATTATTCAATTCATCATTAATAATAGGTATTTCAGTGAATTCGTCAGTTTGACTGGGTAAATTAAAAGCATCATTATAAATAGGAAAAGGACATACCGTTTCTAAATATTTGCATGTATCCAACGCGATATATACTTGGTTATAATATTCCTTTAAAAAATCATCTTTAATTGTGAGTTTTTTCTCCTTTCCTCCTATTAACAACATAGGCCGGTTTCTTTTATATTCAGTAACTAATGGACAAATTTTAATAAGTAATGACTTTATTGGTTCTCCAAAATTTTTACTTCTAAACATATAATAAGGGGTGGTATGTTGAGGATTTATTAGATCTACACGAAAAATAATACCATAATTGGATGAATTAGACAATAAAGAAACATGTGAATTTCTTAAAAATGTAAAAAAATTTGTTCTGGGATCATATGGATTTTGTAAAACTCCTCCCTTAAATGTTTTTGTATTTTTCATATATATTTACACAATATTTTGTAAATATATATAATACTTTTGTTCTATTAAATTATATTTATGTGGCGTACATTAATCCGACATTTCCTCCAATAAAGTTAACAACATTAATACGTTCTTCAAATAAATGTAAGTCAAAATTATAATCATAAATACGCCAGGTTGGTTTGTTTACACCAATAATATTTCCTGTTTCAGGGTCACAAATAGTCAAACTTTGTGCTAATGGATCTAAAGGTGGAATAATAGTGGTAAATTCCAATTCAATTTGATTAAATCTGCTCATATTTATTGCTCCAGATGGTTGCAAATCAGAATTATTTGAATTGATACTAAAATTATAACAATATAATCCATCAGGAGCATTACCGGTAGTTCTCGTATATTTTTCGACATAATCGAATACACCGACAGACTGTATATTTTCTCTGTAAGAACCATCCAATAAAATACCCATAGCTACTAAAATATTTTTATCATTTTGCGGATTATACGTAGGACTTATTAACAAGCCTGTTAAGTTACCATCCGGATTAACACCAGGACCAATTAATACAGGAATTAAAATATTACCTTGAGTACGATAAATTGTATATGTCCCGTCGGTTGGAGCCTGGATAACGTTTATAGGTAAATAGTTATATGGCCAATTAGTATAATTAGACCATTCGTTTCGTAAATTAGAGTCACTTCTTTGGAAATAGAATAGCCAATTAGAAACCATACCTAATGAATCAAGTGTTACTTTATTAGGACCCGTAACATTTGGATATTTGTTTTCATGAACTTGTTTGATTAAGTATTTTTGTTCCTGTAAAGCAAAAAGTCTTTCTTCTTCGTTTGATAAAAAACAATAAGTACAATTTAAATGTATATCGGAATTCCATAACCCTCTTTGGTCTGTATATGAATCAATTCCAATACATACGTCAGGAGGCGGTTGTACGAAACGATAAAATTGCATATACCAAGAATTAAAATTTGGGGCTATATATGGATAATTATAGGTCGCATCGAAAACATCACGAATAACAAATAGTTGATTTATTGGTCTAAATGTGATGTTAATGTGTAACTCATTATATTGTAATGAAGTTAAAGGAAAAGCCATTTGAGATTTAAGACCAAACCAATTGTTTAAAGGTATATATAGGTTTCTACCCCTAATGGATGGTTCTGGTCCGGCAATATCGCCGGTATAGTAAGCATTAGGATATGAATTAATACGAGAATTAGCGTTTGCTGGGTTATTAAGTTCAGGGACATTGCCAATCATCTTATCAAATAAAGCTTTTTTGGTCTCACTAAAATCTCTTTGAACAGATGCCAATAAATAATCGCCAGAGTATTCTTGTAATGTATAATTACCACATGTGATAGATATTTTTGCAATCATTTTTGCACCAAGATTTTCAATCCATTTAAATTCGTATGGAGCCCATTGTTCGATATTACCTAAACCCTGAGCAGTGGTCTCATCAGTTACTTGTTGTGGTGGAAGAATAGGGCTCCAAATATTAGGCATAGCGACTGATATATAACAGTCCATCAATAAATCGGCATAACGGGGAATTTTAAATGTAAATGTTGATTCTTCTGAAAGACGCAATGTTTTTGATCCCTCATAATCAACACGAAACTTTTGGAGACCAAAATTAGTATATTGATGAAATGTTGATTTAAAAAAAGTTTTACTTGGGTTGCCATTTAGAACAATATTTTGTTGTCCCAAACTAACAAGATTCATTAAGCCTCCAGGCATGTTTTTTTATATTATAACAATATATTTAATTCTTTATTCGTATATATAGTTTAAAATCAAATTGTAAAATTAAAACAAAAATTTAGGACAAATTCTTAATACAATAATTTATTATTATTTATTATAGTATTATAATAGTATTATGGAAGAACCCACAAAAAACGCAGGACAAATGGTTAACGAAACAATTAATAATGCATTTAAATCAGTTAAAGAAATGAAAGAATCAACACTTATATTGCTTATTGTAGTCGTCACATTATTAATTATATTAATAGCCGTTATATATTATTTTTATTATAGTTTTTTAAGAAAACGTGAATGCAATGCTATGGATACTATTTATGGAGAAGTAAATACAAAAATTCAGTCAGTCGACACTGGGTTACCAGATTTTGGTTATACATTTAAGGACTATTATATTAAAACTGCATATAATTGTTGTAGTGGTGGAAATTATAAAAACGATTATGTTGATACATGTATACTAAAAGACATATTAAAACAAGGTGTTAGAGGTCTCGACTTTGAAATATTTTCTATAGGCGATGAACCAGTTGTTGCCACATCAACGAGTGACAGTTATTATATTAAAGAAACATTTAATTATATTAATTTTAATGATATAATGCCGATTATCCGCGATTATGCGTTTGCCAGTTCTACTTGTCCAAATCCATTTGATCCAATTATAATTCATCTTCGCATTAAAAGTACAAATCAAAATATGTATAAAAGATTTGCTGAAATATTTAAAAATTTTAATGCATTAATGTTAGACGATTCTTACAGTTATGAATGTCAAGGAACTAATATGGGGAATGTACAATTAAGCGATATAATGGGTAAAGTGGTTTTAATTGTAGATAGAAGTAACACATCATTTTTAGAATGTCCTGAATTTTACGAATATGTAAATATGACAAGTAATTCGGTTTTTATGCGCGCATTACATTATTATGATATTAAATATACGCCTGATATGAATGAATTAATTGAATATAATAAACAAAATATGACAATTGGTATGCCTGATAAAGGTTCTAATCCAGATAACCCTAGTGCTATTGTAATGAGAGAAATGGGTTGTCAACTTTTAGGAATGAGATATCCATTAATAGAGACAAATATTGAAGAGAACAACATATTTTTTGATGAGAACGGATACGCATTTGTTTTAAAACCTGAGAAATTACGGTACACCCCAGTTACAATTCCTGCACCTCCTCCACAAAATCCTGATGTATCATATGCTACAAGAACAATTCAATCCGACTTTTATAATTTTGAAGTGTAGAGTTAATTCTATAAATGAAAATAATCACTTTGTAACATTCATATGATATATTTTATGTATTTATTATATGAAAGACATTTGCGACAAAAAAATGAAGTTTGAAGATTGTGAATTAGCAATATTAAGAGCAGCTGTTGATAATGCAGATGAAAAACAAGGTAAAAAAGTTGCGGATTCTGACGATATTAGACGTATGATAGAAATCGTTGAGAATTTTTTAAGAAAAAAACAGTTAATATGTTACGGCGGTACTGCCATAAATAATCTCTTACCCAAACACGACCAATTTTATAATAAAAATTTAGAAATTCCTGATTATGATTTTTACAGTTCAAATGCTTTAAATGATGCTAAAGATTTAGTAGATATTTATGTCGAAAAGGGATTTATCGAAGTAGAGGCCAAATCCGGCCAACATCATGGAACATTTAAAGTATTTGTAAATTTTATACCTGTAGCTGATATAACGTCTATTCCGAAAGAGTTGTTTAATGCAATTAAAAACGAGGCCGTAAGGGTTGGTGGTATTTTATATTCACCGCCCAATTTACTGCGTATGGGAATGTATTTAGAATTATCGAGACCCGAAGGTGATGTTTCAAGATGGGAAAAGGTATTAAAAAGGTTAATATTATTGAATAAACATTATCCATTGGTAGGTAAGCAGTGTCATGAACTACATTTTCTAAGACAAATGGACGATACACACAATATAGAAAAAATATATTCTACAGTACAACATACGTTGATGGATCAAGGTGTTGTATTTTTTGGAGGATATGCTTTATCTTTATATTCTCGATATATGCATAAAAATTTAAAACAAAAATTAGAAAAATTTCCGGATTTTGATGTGTTGTCAACTGAACCATTATTAACAGCTCAAATTGTAAAGGAACGATTAGAAGACTCTGATATACGTAATGTTAAAATTATTAAACGACCTGGAGTTGGTGAAATAATTGCTCCACATTATGAAATACAAGTAGGTAAAGATACTATAGCATTTATTTATGAGCCGATTGCATGTCATAGTTATAATATCATTAAAGAAGATGGGTATGAAATAAAAATAGCAAGTATAGATACAATGCTTAGTTTTTGGTTGGCATTTTTATATGCGAATAGACCTTATTATGATAAGGACCGTATATTATGTATGGCAAATTTTTTATTTGAGGTTCAAGAAAAAAACAGACTATCCCAAAAAGGCTTACTAAAACGTTTTAGTATTAATTGTATAGGTCATCAAGAAACAATTGAAGAAATGCGTGCAGAGAAGGCAGAAAAATATGTTGAACTAAAAAATAAACAAAAAGACCCAGAATATGAAGAATGGTTTCTACGATATAGACCAACAGACGGAAAAAAAATGGACGAAAAACAAATGGACGAAAAACAAATGGACGGAAAACAAATGAAAGGGACAAAACGGTTTAAATCTAAGAAATCCAAATCTAAAACGAAAACGAAAAAGAAAAAGGGATTATTTGATTATCTACGTAAATAATATTTATAGTTTTAATCCCAGCCCCAATTTTAAATAATGTAAAAAACTTTTTCTATCCCTAATTTTACAAAAATTTGTATCAGTGATAACATCACCCCATGTTAATCGTGATGTTTTAAGTGTATCTTTTATTTCACCACCATATGCTATAAACCCTAAAATCAATAACATTAATATAACATAAAACAGAATATTTTCTATTTTGTTTAATGTAGTAAAAAACTCATGATTTATAGGAATTATTTGTATTTTAACTGGCCAATCGATAGAAATTAAGAAATCATTGTTTTTGTTTTTGTTTTTGCTGTCTAAATAATAATCCTTGTTCAATTCAATAAAATAAATAGTAAATATTAATATAAACACAATAAATGATATTCTCATATCTAAACGCATTACAATGAGAAAAACCGAAAAATATATTATAGAATACATAAATTTTACAATAGGAGATATGTGTTCAAAGTTCCCTGTATTTGAGAAAATGGTAACTAAAAAATAAAATAAAAAAAAGCAGGCGATTATATTAAATAATTTACTTTTTTTTTTTAAAAACATCATTTGTTCACAATTTATTAAACTATCTCCTATTCGTGCGCTAAAAATTATCATTAAAA